GACCCTTACGAAGGTGCAGAAGCCCCGGCAGAAATGAAACTAGCAGACACTGTGGCTGGCGTAGGCTGCGTAAATAGAGACACCGTGCAGTACACAGGAACTGACGTGTTGTTTTTGTCCCATACTGGTCTTAAAAGCTTTGGGCGCACAATACAAGAAAAGTCCATGCCTATTAGCAGCTTGTCTGGAAACATTACCAAAGACATAATTGGCGGTCTACAGACTGAGAACGACTTCTTCAGGTCTGTCTATAGTCCAGAAGAAGGTTTTTACTTGTTGACTTTTGTAGGTCAGGATACAACTTACTGCTTTGACGTACGTGGCACCACAGAAAACGGGTCGTACCGTGTAACACGCTGGGTCTCTACAGGCTTTTCATGTTACACTAGGCAAGAAAACGGTACACTGCTTATAGGCACGTCTAAGGGAATAAGCGAGTACGATGGGTACAGAGACGACGGCAGCACCTATCGTTTTAAGTACTACAGCCCAAGTTTGACTTTTGGTGACAGCTCTAGGGTTAAGATTCTAAAAAAGTTAAAGCCTACACTGGTCGGTGCGAACAACGCAACAGTATTTCTTAAGTGGGCTTATGACTTCAAGAGTTCGTACGCAACAGCAGAATTTACAGTAGGTGACCAAATTACTGGTTACTTCGGGGAAAGCGAGTACACCACAGTAGAATTTACTGGCGGTGCTTTAACTAACCAAAAGAGTTTAAATGCAACAGGGTACGGTACAAGTATCGTAGTTGGACTAGAGGCTGACATTGACGGGTCTCAATTATCACTACAGGAGATTAACGTAATGGCTTTGATAGGTAAATTGTTATGAGTTTTTTTGGAGATCTTGCAACAGAACTGGGCTTTGGCAGTGCCGGAGATCTAGGCAGAACAGGGGCCGTACTTGCTGGTCTTGCACTGGCAAGGGAAGGCTATAAGGACATAGGCGACATTGGACAGCAAGCTTATCGTGAGATGGCTGGTCCAGAAGGTATTGCGTCTCAACTACAAGGAATGCTTGAGTTTCAGCCATACACTGTTACTACTGCTACTGGTGGTCAGTTTGGCATGACACAAGACCCTGTTACGGGAGAGATGTCTTACGGTATGCAGATGTCTCCTGACGAGCAGGCGTTGCAACAACAGTTGCTGTCACAGTCTCAACAGATGTACGGACAAGCAGCAATGCCTGTGGCTGACCGTGAGCAGGAAGTGTTCCAAAGAATGATGACTGCAATCACACCAGAACAAGAACGTGAGCGTTTAGATCTGGAACAACGTCTGGCTGCACAGGGACGCTTGGGTGTTCAGACAGCACAGTTTGGAGGTACAGGCGAACAACTTTCTCTTGCTAAGGCGCAAGAAGAAGCCAGAAACAAAGCTATGTTGGGCGCAATGCAGTTTGCTGGAGATGAGCAGGCAAGACAAGCTCAGTTGGCACAAGGCATGCTTTCAGGCAGCTACGTACCTCAGACTGCTCTTTTGTCTGCACTACAGCCCGGAATGACAGCAGCAGAGCAACGACGTGCTGCGTTGTCAGAACAGGCAAGAACGTACGGAGAAACGTACACTACAGGTCTGGAAGCACTACTACAGGCTGGTCTTGGTCAGGCAGGTATTGCTGGAGGCTTTGGTACACAACTGGCCGGGTCCGCTTTAGGCGGCTTGTTCGAGTAAGGAGACAATAATGGCTACTTTTTCAAGAGAGTTTTTAGCTACTCTTGGTCGTCCTCAGATGACTAAAGGTATGATGGACCTAGGTGCTGCTATTGGCGGTCTTCCGGGCAAGGCTGAAGAGAAGCAAAAGCGAGAAAAGTTTAACGAGATTATGAAAAGAGGACAAGCATCCATGGCATCAGCAGAGCCTGATCCTGTTGTGCTTTCTGGTATTGCTCAAGAACTTTCTGGTTTAGGATACGTTAAGGAAGCACAACAGTTTTCCACGGCAGCAGCACAACGTGGTTTACAGGCTGCTCAAAGAGCTAGGGCAGGCGGTCTGCTAACTCAAGCAAGTACTGAAGAAGGTGTTACTCCGCAATACGCTCAGGACTTCTTAACTTCTGGCGGAACCTTAGAGCAATTGGCGCAGGGAAGAGCGGCGGCAGACGCACTTAATGAGCCTTTACGTGAAAAAGGCCGTGGACGTTTACGTGCTATGGCTCAAATGGATCTTTTTGATCCACAGGACCCCGGAAAATTACAAGGCTACAAAAATGTTGCAGAAAGACATAAGGTTTCGTTTAATGAGGCTATGCAAATTTTAGCTGAAGAACGTGGTACGCAAATTGAAAGGGCTAAAACAAGGGCGACCGTCACAGGCAGACCTAGCTATGTAAACAGAGGAGACATTCAAGATTCTAGAGGCTTGCGTTACGGTCTTTCTGAAATAAGGACAGGCCCTGATCCAGAAGACATAACTTTAAACTACGAGCCTGTAGGACATAGTATTCCTTTTGTAGACACGGTAAACGGCAAGCCGAATGCTACTGTTCCTTTGGGCGGCGCTTATAGAGAAACAGCGGCAGGAACATCAGATAGAAAACTAGAGGAAGCGAGAGCAAAAACAAGATTAGACATTACTAAGGCAGAAACTATCAAGGAGAGCGACAACTTCTCTGACTTAAGGAGTGCTGCCGCCAAACGCCTTCCTGAGGTAGAAAGTACTTTGGCAGATGTAAACGACCTGTTAGAAATTGTTGAAGTAATAGACCAAGGTGGTAGTTTAGTTCCTCTCATGAACAACATTGAAAGAGTTCTTGGAACTGAAGAAACAGATCCCGGGAAACTCAGAATAATTGCTAAAGAGCTTTTGGTAGGACGCATTAAATCATTTGGAGCTAACCCAACAGAAGGCGAAAGACAGTACCTAGAGCAGCTGATTCCTGATTTAGCTAACGCTGAAGGAGTTAACAAAGCAATACTTGAACGACTAAAAGAGAGACTAGGGAGAGAAAGAGCGGCGATTGGGTACATGTTTACTGAAGGGGCGGACTTAGACGGCTACGTAAACTATGTAAACGCTCTTTACTCAGCGGACACAGGACCTAATGCACAGCCAACAGGCAACGTAGTAGTTGACTTTGGCGACATATAATAAGGAATAGACATGGCAGAACAAGAACTGATGGACGTTAAGTTTGCCAATGGCAACGTCCTTAAAAATGTCCCCGTAGGTACACCTAAAGAAGTTATTTTGGACAAGGCAATGAGTGCTGGCATCATTACTAGCATGGACCAAACTCCCGGAGGTAAAACTGCAGGTGAAAAACTAAGAGACTTTAGCCTAGAAAACCTAGACATTCCTGCTGGTCTTGCAGGAGCAATGGGAGGCGCTAAAGTAGGTTCCGCTGCAGGACCTTGGGGTGCGCTTTTTGGTAGTGTTGTTGGAGGAGCTGCAGGTACTTTTGGTGGTGAAGTTACTGAAGACGTACTTCAGGGTAAAGAAGTAGACTACGGTAATGCAACAAAAGAAGCTTTAATAAGTGCTGGTATAGATACTGGTCTTTTTGTTGGAGGTAAGGGGGCTGTTTTATTAGGAGGTCTTATAAAAAAGAACTTACCATTAGGTATTTCTCCTGATGAGACTGCAAGAGAGTTCTTGGCTCAGTCCCCTGTTGGTGAAGCTGTTGCTGGTAGCGAAGAGTCAATACGTGCCTCCCAGAGAATTCTTTCAGAGCAAGGAGCTACATTGACTCCTTACCAAGCTACTCGACAAAGAGAGCTTACGCAAAGGATTGCAGACACGGGTATCCTTTCTCAAAGTGTTGGTCGAAGAAACTACGACAGGGTTAACGAAGTTGTTCAAGAGGAGTTTGATGCGCTGCTTGCCAACGTAGGAAGAGAAGGTATTCAGCCTTCAGTCTTAGGACAAGAGATGTTCAGTGTGATTGACCAAGGTCGTAACGCTGCTTTTAACATCTACGAACAGGGAATGAACGACGTAATATCTAGAGTAGGAAAAGCAAGAGTAAACACAGGTCAGTTCAAGCGTCAAGTTGAAAGGTTTATCAAGGCAGGTCAGAGAGGCGGCCAGAAGAAGGGCTTTACAATGCTTGACAAAGACACACTAGGTTTTGCTAGTAGTGTTATTGAAGACCTAAGCAGAATGAAAAACATGTCTGCTTCTAATCTCATTGACTATGAGAAGAAGCTAATGAAAGACATGAGAAAGTTTAGTGATCTTAACTCTAACTCCTACAATAATGATGCTGCTAGAGAACTAGCTGAAATGTCAGAAATGATACGTATGGCAGTTCAACGTGAAATCAAGCGTTTAGATCCTGCAGCAGCGGCTGAGTACGCAGCAGTCAAAAAATCTTATGGACAGACGATTGAAGGGATCCTCCCTAGCAACATAAAAGGTCTGGTAGAAGGCGCTAAAGCAGGACAGTACGCTGCCTTGGGACAGCTTGCAGCTTCTTCAGGAAGCTTGGACAACCTAAACTCAATGATTAAGTCTTTACGTACCTCTCATGCCGCAATCAGAAAAGCAGGAGGAACTCCTCCAGCGTCTTTGGACGAGGCGATGGCAAAGCTTCAAGAAGGTTATTTGAAACAGCTTATGCCTACTATGGGTTCCGGTGACTTTGATATACAAAAGTTTCAGAAGCTGGCTTCTCGCTTTGAAAGAGGTAAGGACGCTGAAAAACTTAAGATTCTCTTTGGAGACAAAGCACCCAAAGTACGTCAGTTGTTTAACCTAATGTCTGAAGCGTCACAGTTCCCTAGCAGTAATATTGGTGAGCTTATGTTGAGGACCAAAGAATATAGTGCTGGTGGTGCCGTACTAGGCTTGGGTGGTAGTCTCTTGACAACTGCTGGAGGTACGGTAGGTGGTTCAGCAGCAACTGGTGTTATCGGAGGTGCTGCTATTTTGACTCTTCCTGTCTTCTTAGCCAAGGCTGCTTACAACCCAGCCAATGTAAATAGACTCATTGCTTTTCAAAACAAAGAGTTTAAGAACAATGACGCAATGTTAGTGGCTGCAGGTAACGTAGTAGCGGACATCATGAGATCCTTACCTGAAGAAGACCAAGCAGAAGTACGTAATTACGTACGTAGGCAGAACGAAGTAGTTAGAGACCTACAAGCAGAACAAGTGTCTGCACCTATGCGTAACATGGTGATGTAGGCACTAGAGACGCTCTAGCACCCACTTCAGGCCCATGATCTCTCCCCGTATCTCGTTATTTCGGGCTGCGGGGATAGACTTATGTAGTTTGTTCTCAAGTACTCTTATGCGTATCTCAATATCACGTTTAATGTTCATAAACACACCTTGAAAGAACGGGGGCACTAAGGCCCCCTTTTGTTTACAACTCGCAGTTATTACCTGTACAAGCCAACTGTTGCGACCCTTCAGTCATGTCAGAGTTCTCAGAGATGTTCCAGTCGATGGTCTCAGGAAACTCCTCCTTCAACTTCTCAAACGTCTCTAGATCAATAGGTTCATAAGGAGCCTGTTGGTACGTATGCTCTGAGTAAGGCAGGAAGCTTACGCCACTGATCTTGTCGAACTTGTTGTACAACCACTGACCCACCTCAAGGAACTCATCGTCACGGTAGTAACACGTCATTGACGGCTTATGTTCACACCAGAAGTCCTGATAGATCTCCCAAAGCTCAAGTTGCTCCATAGCACCCATCTCAGAGGCCACTACAGCCCCCTCAGGCGACTTTATGGGGAAGGAGAATACCTTGGTAGTGGGTGACATTACGTCGTCCTCTACGGGCACTCCAGCGGCTTCTAGGACTTGGCAGAGCGGGTCTCTTGCATCTGCTCTAACTCGTCTAATGTATTGATCTGAGTATCTAGGGTGGATGCCAGAAGCAGAATCAACCAGCTGACTAACAGTACCGGAAGGTTTAACAGCAGTGATGGCAGTGCTAATATTAATACCAAGCTTAGTAGCCCATTCCTTATTAGTACTAATCGCCTCCTCTTTGAGAGCCACGAGCCAATCTTTAAGTTTCTCACGATCTTCCCTCCCTGACAACACGGCGTGGTCCATGATGCCTGTTAGTGATACACCTAGCAGTGCTTCTTCTTCTGTGTTCTTCTGCCATACTTTACGTAAGTAGCGGAAGTCGGTTAGCGTAGCCTGAAGAGACCCAAGGATAGCCGCAACACGTACTTTTCGTTTAAGGTCTGACAACGTATCTCCTGCCCTGACAACAACTTCCGATAGATTGCAGAACTGGTAGGGCCTGAGGATGATCTCTGAGCATGGATTAGTTCCAAAATCATAGGTAGCATCTCGTCGCTCGTTCTTTGCAGCTTGCTTTTGACTTGCGACTCTAGAGAACATTCCTCGTTCTCCGGAGCGGGACTCGTATAAACTTTTCCACTCATTTAAAAACGCCTCAAAGTCTGGCTTCTCTGTATAACATGCGCTGTTGTTCGCTAGTCCTCGCTGAGGGTTATCCTGCCACCACTGGCCTGACTTGCATCGTCGGAGTCTATCGTCAGTGAGGTTAGACAGACTGATGAGAGCGGACCTGCGTACACCTCCGACAACGACGATCTGTGCAATCTTACAGCAGATATCGTGGCACTCAATGGAGCTAAGTTTACGTCCAGCAGCTTCCCGAAAGACGCTGACTGTGAAGTTGAACAAATCGACAAGAGGTTCTGGACCAGATGCTCTACCTCCGAAGGTCTTAAGGGTTGCCCCTGCAAGTCGTACTCCAGACACGTCCCATTTCGGAAGTTGGCCT